CTTTATGCCGGAAGAAATTATCGAGTCGCGGGCTAAAGAGGATAAAGTGCCATATGACATCTGGCGGAGGCAAGGACTGTTGACAGCGTGTGAAGGGTACAAAGTGAATTATTCCGATGTGACGGCCTGGTTCTTAAAACTTTTCAATGAATACGATATCAGGCCACTTTGGATATACTACGATCCCTGGAACTCCTCATATTGGGTACAGGAAATGAAGGACTACGGTTTTCAAATGGTCGAGGCCCGACAGGGATACAAAACCCTAAGCCAGCCGATGAAGGAATTGGAAGCTGACTTGAAGAATAAAGAAATAAATTACAATAACAACCCAATTTTGAAATGGTGTCTCACAAACGTAGTTGCTAAAAGAGACGACAATGATAATATAAGGCCAATAAAAGGTAAGAATTTACGGGCAAGGATTGACGGTGCAGTGAGTTTGATAATCGCATATGTGGGACTTCAGGAACATTTAAACGATTATAGGGCCTTGTTGTAGGAGGTGATGGATTGGCGAAGGAACGGCGGAGTTTATTCGACATAATTTTCGGACGCACTAAGCAGCCACAGTCGCAGGATTACACGAACCTGAAACTGCTCAGCGGCTACCAACCGATTTTCACCAATTTCCCGGATAATGCCTATGCCAGTGACATCGTGAGAGCGGCAGTGGATGCCATAGCGCGTAACGGTGCCAAGCTCAAACCAAAACATATACGCAAAGTTGGCCAAGACATAATCAATCAAAATTCAAACATTCAATATCTACTTGAAACCAGACCAAATGTTTACATGGACGCTTATACATTTTACTATCGTGTGCTAACCGAATTGTTTATGCGCAACAACAGTTTCATTTTCATCGACAAGGACGACTCCGGAAGCCCAATCGGATTATACCCGGTTTCGTCGGCCAACCTGGAACTTCTCGAAAGCAAAAACGAGATCTATGCGCGGTTCAAGTTTTATGGTGGCGAGCAGGTGACGATTCCATACACAAACCTCGTGCACCTGCGACGATTTTTCTATGACAACGATTTCTATGGTGCTTCTAATAAGGCCCTAATGCCGACACTGGAACTCATAAATACGACCAACCAGGGCATTGCCAATGCAATCAAAACATCTGCGAATATGCGGGGGATCCTCAAGTTTGCCCAGGCCATGTTAAAACCCGAGGACATTAAAAAAGAGCGCGACAGGTTTGTGACGGAGTACATGAACATTGACAACACTGGTGGGATAGGCGCCATAGATGCCAAAGCGGAGTTTATCCCGCTCGACAGCAAGCCGCAAATAGTGGATAAGGACACCATGGCCCATATTAAGCAGTCAGTCTATGACTACTTCGGAGTGAGCGAGCCCATTATCACGTCGAATTATACCGAGGAGCAATGGAACGCGTTCTACGAGAGCACACTTGAGCCGGTGGCAGTGCAGATGGGCTTGGAGTTTACTTCTAAACTTTTCACCGAACGGGAAATTGGCTTTGGAAACCAAATCATATTCGAAAGTTCAAGGTTGCAATACGCCAGCGCCACGACCAAGAGCAATTTGATCACGAACCTCATGGGCCTGGCAGTGCTAAGTGTGAATGAGGCAAGGGAGATACTCAATCTTGCGCCTGTAGAAGGCGGAGACGTGCGTTATCAGTCATTGAACTTTGTCGATGCCACGAAGGCGGCGGAATATCAGACAGGCAATGGAGGCGATGAGGATGTCAGCGAAGATAGAGAACCAACTTAAGCGCGAAGTGCGCTCAATGCCGGTAAGCATAGACGACTCGCAGGACGAAAAAATGCTCATACAAGGGTACGCAATCCGGTTTAATGAGCCTGCGGTGTTTAAGTTTGACGGGGTTGAATATCGCGAGGTGATAGATCCGCGAGCACTGGACAAGACGGATATGAAAGATATCCCGCTCAAGTACAACCATAGTGATAACGTAATGGTCATGGCGCGCACAAGAAATAAGACTTTGCAATTGATCAAGGATGAAGAAGGTTTGCGGATACTCGCAGAACTTGCAAACACAACAGCAGGTCGGGACCTGTACGAACTAATCAAGCGCGGAGACGTAGACAAGATGAGTTTCGCATTCACGGTGGCCAAAGACGATTATGACAGAGAGACGAGAACGCGCACGATTTTGGCCATCGATAAAATTTTCGACGTGTCGGCGGTGGATACCCCGGCATACGAAACGACGAGCCTATCTGTGCGTAGCTACTTTGAGGCGGAGGCTGAAAAGCAGCGAAAGGCCCTGGAGAGGGAATTGCGCAGAAGAAAGCTCCTAATAAAGACCTACTTCTAAGGGGTGAAAATATGAATATTGAAAAGAGATTAAAAGAGATAGACGACCGCAAGTTAGAAATAAGGCAGTTGCTGGAGAGCGACGTTGAAACCGACCTGGATGAGGTCGAGAAGGAATTGACCGAACTTGAGGCTGAGGCTAAGGAACTCAGAAGCAAGAAGGAGATCGCCGAGAAGATACAAACTGGTGAAGCGGAAGTGAGAAAAATAGAAGAACCGGAGGTAGAGACTATGGAGGATGTGCGTGCGACGAAGGAATATAGGAGTGCGTTTTTCAAGAAATT